CCGATGGATGGTTACAACGTGCTGGCATGCAGTGCCAATCGAAAGCAAGCGTTCATGTGCCACACCGATGTGTGGATGACCATGCTCTTTCCAACGACCGCGACCACTGTGGAAGAAGCGGAGCTGGAATTTACTGACGAAGTCGAGCTGCTGGCCTCGCGGCGCGACCCTGACACCAACACCGTGATGATTACAGGAGAGTAACGATGTCCGGAGCCATCTCAGCTACCACCATCGCCGCTGCGGCGGCTGTCGCCGGCACGGCGTATAGCATTTATTCGGGTGAACGCTCTGCGAAGAAGCAGGAAGAAGCCCAACGTGACGCAAAAGCGGCTGCGCTGAAAACTGAAAAGCAAGCCGATGAAGCAATGAATGCGGCCAATCGTAAAACGCCGAACACCCAAGCGATCCTGGATCGTGCGGCGCAGATGGGTAAGTCCGGCCCTGCATCGACCATGCTGACCGGTAACAAGGGGATCAGCAACGATCAATTGGCCCTGGGTAAGAACACGCTGTTGGGAAGCTAAGCCATGGGCTTTTTCAATATGTTGGCCAACGGCGCTTTTGGCGATACCGATGCCGGTAAAGTGTTTGGTGCGCTGTTTAAGGCTGCGGAAAGTGGTCAATTGACCAAAGCCGACATGGACGGTCTGAATGCGATCCCTGAAGGTACCTCGCGAGATGGTGATATGACCATCACCAAGACCACCAGCCGCGTCGATAGCCAAGGGCGAACCGCTGGCGGCCCAACCCCAAGTGAAGCGAAAAGCAATGCGCCAAGTCCGCAGCCCAGGGGCGAGACCGGCTTGGCCAATCGACTGTACGGGAAGTAATCCATGGATAATCGCACGCCGCGTGAACGGCTCCAGCAACGCTGGACATCCCTCAAGAACGAACGATCTACCTGGGATCACCATTGGCGTGAGATCAGCGATTACTTGTTGCCGCGCTCTGGCCGTTTCTTCACCAAGAAAGTGAACGACGGCGGTAAGCGTCACAACAACATCTACGACAACACGGCCACCCGCTCACTGCGGGTACTCTCAGCCGGCATGATGGCCGGCATGACCTCACCAGCACGTCCCTGGTTTCGTCTAGCAACAGCGGACATGGACATGATGAAGAGCGATAGCGTCAAGCTGTGGCTCAATCAGGTCACCCGGCAGATGCTCAATGTGTTTGCGCGCAGCAATACCTATCGCGCGCTGCACTCGATGTATGAAGAGCTGGGCGCATTCGGTACGGCCTCTAGCATTGTGCTGCCGGATTTCCAGAATGTGATCCATCACCACCCGTTGACCATTGGTGAGTACGCCATTGCGACCGATTCACGCGGCAATGTGAATACGCTGTACCGTGAATTCGAGATGACCGTGAGTCAGGTGGTCGAGGAGTTTGGCTATAAGCAGTGCAGCCAGAACACCCGTCACATGTATGACCGGGGTAATTACGATCACTGGATCACGATCATTCACACGATCGAACCGCGTCGCGAGCGTGACATGTACAAGAAAGACCCGAAGAACATGCCGTTCAAGTCATGTTACTTCGAGCATGCCGGCGATAAGCACGACATGCTGCGCGAGTCGGGTTTTGAAATGTTCCCTGCGGTGGCGCCACGTTGGTCAGTGACCGGTGGTGACATCTACGGCTTGGCCCCTGCGATGGAAGCCTTGGGCGATATTAAGCAATTGCAGCATGAGCAATTGCGTAAAGCGCAGGGCATTGACTATCAGACCAAGCCACCGCTCCAGGTGCCGACGGCACTGAAAAACCAGGGCGTCAATTCACTTCCTGGTGGCGTAACGTACGTCGATGCGACCGCGCAGAACAATGCGATTCGATCTGCGTTCGAGGTCCGCCTCGATCTCAACCACTTACTGCAAGACATCAACGATGTGCGTGAGCGCATTCGTGGCTCGTTCTACGCCGATCTGTTCTTGATGCTGGCGAACAATGACCTGGGCCGGATGACCGCAACCGAGGTTGCTGAGCGTCATGAAGAGAAGCTGCTGATGCTCGGTCCGGTGCTCGAGCGTCTGCACAATGAGCTGCTCGATCCGATGATCGCCATGACCTTTACGCGCATGGTGAAAGCCGGCGTCGTACCGCCACCGCCACCTGAAATGGAAGGTATGGACATCAACGTCGAGTTCGTCTCGATGTTGGCACAGGCGCAGCGCGCTGTCGGCACAAACTCTGTCGATCGATTTGTCGGCAATCTAGGTGCCGTAGCAGGTATGAAACCCGACGTTTTGGACAAGTTCGATTCAGACAAATGGGCCGAAATCTACGCGGACATGCTAGGTGTGGACCCCGAGCTAATCACTGCGGATGAGCAAGTAGCAATGATTCGTGATCAGCGTGCACAAGCAGCGCAAGCTCAACAGCAAATGGCGGCGATGCAGCAAGGGGCTGACAGTATGAGTAAGCTCGGCCGGGTAAACACCGATCCGAATAATCCAAACATGGCTACTGACGCAGTCAACATGTTCTCGGGATATACCGGTTAATCGTCTTTCGGGTATCGATTTTTATTTGAGCGATGATCCATATAGATGAAGAAGCCAACCCCAACGGCAGTGCCTAGCGTCAACGCGAGTGTTTGACCGAGCAAATCGACAAGAACACCCATAACTAGAACGAGACCAACAGCACCAACAGACAAGATCGCAAACAGAACCAACCGGTCGAGTAGGGTGAGTTGATCGGTCTGAAAGAGTTTCATCTAAGTCTCCCGATGGCCAATGACTTTAGGCGCCCATTCAGTGAGTATTGCTAACGAACCTTGCATGCATGTCAAGTGCTAACATTGGCTCCACGCGAGAAACACCCCCAAGGAGTCAACACGATGGCACGCGCTCTGGACTTTTTGAAGAAGCTCACCGGGTACGCAAAACTGGAAGCGTCGATCGAGGCTGACTTCCAGAAAAAACTACGTCGGGACATCGAAAAAACTCGCCAACGCTGCCAGACGATCGAGAACATCGTGTGGGAAGCCATTGCGTTAGAACAAGCTGCCGAAGACCCAGATATGCACGATGGTTCTCGCGGGGGCCTGTATCCCGAGGCAATGGAAAAGCATCGGTATTTCTGGGATGCCGACCGGGTAGACCAACTCCCAACGACCGCAGAAGACGCCGCCTACAAAATCGAAGCCATGTTTTTAGACTTGCAATACAGGCACGAAAACGAATTGCGCGAGACCAAGTACGGCGCTTTGATCTTCGGTACCGTTATCGTCGCCCCAATCCTTGGCTCAGTGATTTACGCCCTCGCATCACTGCTGCCGTACTAAGCTCGCTCGACGCACCTAGCGTCATCCGCCGCTAGGGCCGTCTTTCAATACGGTTGTGTCCGAGATAAACGCAGGACACATTACCGTCACTCCGGGGAGTTATCGAATAGCGATAGTCGCAGACTCCCGGAACAAGGCTCTCACCAATGAAGGGTAGGACATCACCTGCTTTGCAGAATTCTTTGATCTGACTGGGGTGAAGTTCAAAGCAGGTCATCTCCACCACTGGATCTTTTTCCCACCATTTGCCGTCCGCTGCCAGCGGTTGACTGACTAACACTGCGATTGCCATCGCATGCCAGGCTAAGAAACGCCGAAGTCTGGTGCTCATTGAAAGTCTCCTCTCGCAGGGGTGCGCGTATCTCGATTCTACCCAATTACATTTCGTTCATGAGCGGATACGACCCACTCGATATTCGAGGACAAGAAGTTCAAAAAGCCAGCGATGAGCTGAATGACCGTCTTGCTCGCGAATCCGAAGAGGCCGATCTGCACTGGCTAATGTCCAGCAAACGGGGGCGCCGGGTGGTCTGGCGTCTTCTGGATCGAGCCGGTGTGTTCCGACTCTCATTCAACACCAACGCGATGACGATGGCGTTTAGCGAAGGTAACAGGAATGAGGGTCTGCGCATCCTGGCAATGATCCACGCGATTTGCCCCAACCTGTACCCGACGATGGTGAAGGAAGCCAAAAATGAGCGAAAGCGAAACTTTGATGACGAGTGAAGCCACAACGACCCCTGAAGGTGAAGCCGTCGAGAAATGATCCACGCGATTTGCCCCAACCTGTACCCGACGATGGTGAAGGAAGCCAAAAATGAGCGAAAGCGAAACTTTGATGACGAGTGAAGCCACAACGACCCCTGAAGGTGAAGCCGTCGAGAACGCTGCAATGACGGAGGCTCCGGCTGAAGACGTTGCAGCAGAACAGCAGCCAAGTGTTGAACGCACTGAAGCTCAAGCTGAGGGTGAAATACAGAAACCCGAAGGCGCGCCCGAGCAGTATGAATTCGAGATGTCCGACCTCACGGTGGATAGCGAAGCATTGGATTCATTCAAGAACGTGGCGAAAGAGCTGGATTTGCCTCAAGACAAGGCTCAGGCACTTTTGTCGAAGATGGCCCCTGCGATGCAAGCACGACAGCAAGCATTGCTCGACCAAGCCCGCGAAAGTTGGTCAGACGCAGCGAGATCAGACAAGGAGTTCGGCGGCGACAAGCTCGGCGAAAACCTGTCTGTCGCCAAGAAGGCAATCGATGCGTTTGGTACGCCTGAGTTGAAAACCCTGCTGAACGAGTCTGGCTTGGGAAATCACCCTGAAGTGATCAGGGCGTTTTACCGAGCTGGCAAGGCAATTAGTGAAGACGGATTTGTCAGCGGCTCGGCCCCAACTGGCCCACAAGACCCTGCCAAACGACTCTTCCCCAATCAGGCATAAGTTAAGGAGCTACTCAAATGTCTACTCTGTCTACTGTTCATCCGACTCTTCTGGATGTCACCAAGCGTCTGGACCCTGATGGCAAGGTTGATGCGATCGCAGAAATCCTGACTCAGACCAATGAAGTTCTCGAAGATATGGTGTGGCTGGAAGGTAACCTGCCAACAGGTCACCGCACCACGGTCCGCACCGGTTTGCCGACTCCGACCTGGCGTAAGCTGTATGGCGGTGTTCAGCCAACCAAGAGCACCACAGCTCAGATCACCGATTCCACCGGCATGCTCGAAGCGTATGCGGAAGTGGATAAGGCACTGGCTGACCTCAACGGCAATACCGCCACGTTCCGTCTGTCTGAAGACCGCGCGCACATCGAAGGTATGAACCAGGAAATGGCCTCTACGCTGTTCTACGGCAATGAAGGTACTGAACCTGAAGCCTTCACCGGTTTTGCACCGCGTTTCAATGATCTGTCTGCTGCCAACGGCGACAACATCATCAGCGCAGGTGGTTCAGGTGCTGACAACAACTCAATCTTCCTGGTGTGCTGGGGTCCGAATACCGTTCACGGTATCTACCCGAAAGGCTCCCAAGGCGGCTTGTACATGGAAGACAAGGGTCAGGTCACCGTTGAAAACATCGACGGCAGCAATGGCCGCATGGAAGCGTATCGCACGCACTATCGCTGGGACTGCGGTCTGACCGTTCGTGACTGGCGTTATGTGGTGCGTATCGCAAACATCGACTTGTCTGATCTCACCAAGAACGCAGCCTCTGGCGCAGACCTGATCGACCTGATGACTCAGGCGGTTGAGCTGATCCCGTCATTGGGCTTGGGTAAGCCGGTGTTCTACACCAGCCGCACCATGAAGTCGTTCCTGCGTCGTCAGATCATGAACAAGGTTGCCAGCTCAACCTTGACCATGGAACAGGTCGGTGGCAAGCACGTCACTATGTTCGACGGCATCCCGGTTCGCCGTAGTGACGCACTGGCGGCTAACGAAGCTGTTGTTTCTTAATTCTGAGAATTGAAGGAGAAAAAGCATGATTCTCGATAGCCGTAATGAATTTGCAGACGCAACTGCCCTGAGCACTTCAGGCACGGGTCTGCAACTGGTGGGCAATGTCATCGATACCGGTGCCGCTGCTCGTGATCTTGGCGAAGGCGAAGACTTGTACCTGGTCGTTCAGGTGGACACCGCAGTGACCTCTGCTGGTGCGGCCACTGTTGACTTCCAGCTCGCGTCTGACGCTGCTGCCGCTATTGCCACCGATGGCTCTGCCACTGTGCACGCAAGCACTGGCGACATCGGTAAAGCAACCCTGGTTGCGGGTTATCAGCGCGCGATTTGCCTGCCGAAAGGTTCAACCTATGAGCGTTATGTGGGCATTCTGGCGAATGTCGGCACCGCTGCGGTTACCGCTGGCAAGGTCAACGTGTTCCTGACGAAGAACCCGAAGGGTTGGACTGCGTATAACGACGCCGTCAACTAAGGAATAAGGCATGGGCACTGTCGTTAAAACCACTGCAATGTGTTTTGTTGGCGGTACGCGTTATCGCCCAGGTGACATCTTTGAGCTACCCGAAGGAATGAAGGTGGCCTCATGGATGGACGTTCAAGGATCGGCTGAGAAGCCGAAGGTCGCGGCCAAAAAGAAAGCGACCAAGTCTGAGAACAAAGAGCCTGAGACGTTCTCTGAGCTGACCAAGCGCGATGCAGAAGGTTTTGACATCGACGGTGCCCATGACCTGATCTGAAACTCCTCCAGGCCCAAAGCGTGGGTACTTTGACGGGGGCCACGCGCCCCCGTCTTTCTTTTACAAGGAGAGACTGGCATGGCCTCTGAAGTCGATATTGCAAACCTGGCACTGGCGCGCCTTGGCGATGTGGCCAGTGTGGCCAGCATCTCGCCACCAGAAGGCTCCGCCCAGGCTGAACACTGCGCGAAGTTCTATCCGATTGCGCGCGATTCGATGTTCGAGCTGCATGATTGGAAGTTCATCTGCCGCCGGGCCACGCTCGCGGTGCTCGATACCGATTCGTTCAATTGGGCGTATGCGTATGCGTTGCCCTCCAATTTCATTCGCATTCTTGCGGTCCTGCCCGCCACCGGCTCGGTCGATGACCATGGCGTGGACTACGAGATTGAAAACAAAGTCGATGGGACAGGCATGATCCTGACCAATCTGGCCGAAGCGACCGTGCATTACAGCGTGCGCGTGACCGATACCACCAAGTTCTCACCGTTGTTTGTGGACGCCCTGGGCTGGCTGCTCGCCTCGCACCTAGCCGGTCCTGTGATCAAGGGTGATGCGGGTACCAGTGAAGCGAAACGCTGCATGGCGATGTTCCAGGCGGTGTTCCAACAAGCGATCTTCTCAGATGCCAATCAGCACCAACATCAGCCGGTGCATACCCCAGGGTGGATTGAAGACCGTGGCGTGGTCAATCCGTATCTGTTCGATGGCCGGATCACGAGATAACCATGCCAAACGCTCGCACGCTGCAACGTTCCTTTGCCGGCGGGGAAGTGACCCCGGAATTCTATGGACGAATTGACGACGTTAAGTACCAAACTGGCTTGGCTACTTGTCGCAATTTTGTGGTTTTCCCACATGGGCCGGTAGCTAACCGCTCTGGGACCACCTATGTGCGTGAGGTGAAGGATTCGACCAAAGCCACGCGCCTCATCCCGTTCACTTACTCGACCACCCAGACCATGGTGATCGAGATGTCACCCGGTTACTTCCGCTTTCATAGCCAGGGCGGCACGCTGCTCTCGAGCGGCAGCCCGTATGAGGTGGCCAATCCGTACGCGGAAGAAGACCTGTTCGATATTCACTATGTGCAATCGGCAGACGTGCTGACCCTGGTGCATCCGAATTATGCGCCGCGTGAGCTGCGTCGCCTGGGCGCGACCAACTGGACGCTCACCACCGTGAGCTTCACTTCGCCAATCAGTGCGCCCACCGGTGTCTCGGCCTCGGCCAGTGGGCACAGTACGGCGAAATACGATTACGAATACAAAGTCACGGCGGTTGCCGATAACGGCGTCAGCGAGTCTGAAGCCTCCAGCGCAGCCTCCGCCAGTGGCAACTTACTTGAGACAGGTGGCATCGTAACCATCTCCTGGTCGTCAGTGAGTGGCGCATCGCGCTACAACATCTACAAGCTCCAGGGCGGTATCTACGGTTACATCGGTGAAACGACCACCACCTCGATCATCGACGACAACATCGCCCCTGACCTCGGTAAAACACCACCAACTTACGATTCAGTCTTTAATGCAAGTGGCGACTACCCAGGGGCGGTGTCCTACTTCGAGCAACGACGTGTTCTGGCAGGCACAACCAATGAGCCGCAGAACCTGTGGATGACCCGGTCTGGAACCGAGTCGGACATGAGCTACTCGTTGCCCATCAAGGATGATGACCGCATTGCGTTCCGCGTCGCGGCGCGCGAAGCCAACACCATCCGCCATGTGGTCCCGTTGACCGAGATGATTCTGCTGACCTCTGCTGCCGAGTGGCGGGTCACCTCGGTCAACTCGGACGCCATTACGCCGACCTCGGTATCGGTCAAACCGCAATCCTATGTCGGGGCGTCCAATGTGCAGCCGGTGATTGTGAACAACTCACTGCTGTACGCCGCCGCGCGCGGCGGTCACATCCGCGAGCTGGGCTACAACTGGCAGGCCAACGGTTACATCACCGGCGACCTGTCGATCCGTGCGCCGCACCTGTTCGACAATTACACCATTGTTGATATGGCCTTCTCGAAATCACCCCAGCCGATTGCTTGGATGGTGCGTTCAGACGGTAAATTGCTGGGTCTGACCTACATGCCGGAGCAACAGATCGGCGCCTGGCACCAGCATGACACTGACGGGGAATTTGAGTCTGTCTGCGTGGTGGCCGAAGGTAATGACGATGTGGCGTATTTCGTGGTGAAACGCGAGATTGACGGCAATACCGTTCGGTATGTCGAGCGCATGGGTGGCCGCTGGTTTGATTCGGCGGTAGATGCGTACTTTGTCGACTGCGGTAGCCAGTTCGATGGCACCAACACCGGCTCAGTCACCATGACGATCTCCGGGGGCACCAATTGGGATGCGGATGAGGATTTGACCTTGACCGCATCGAGCGCAAGTTTCAGCTCGCCAGGTGATGTGGGTGATGCAGTGGTGATCACTGACGCCGATGGCGTGAAGTACACGCTGACCATTCAGTCGGTGACCTCGACCACAGTCGTGGTGGTGCGGACCGATAAAACCATCCCAGCGGCGTTGCGCTCAGCGGCGACCACCATTTGGGCGTTTGCACGAAACGTGATCGGCGGGCTGACGTGGCTCGAAGGTAAGACAGTGAACATCCTGGCGGACGGGGCCGTTCACCCCCAGCGCACGGTCAGCTCAGGAGAGATCACCCTGGATGCTCCAGCGGTGAATGTGATTGTCGGCCTGCCGATCACGGCTGATCTACAAACCCTACCATTGGCGTTGAACATCGATGGCTTTGGCCAAGGGCGAATGAAGAACGTCAACCAGGTGTTCTTGCGCGTCTCCGATTCCTCCGGCGTGTTTGTCGGACCGAGTCTGGATTTGCTAACCCAATACAAACAGCGCACCACCGAGCCGTATGGCTCAGCGCCGGGTTTGAAGAGTGAGGAATTGCGCATGTCGATCAGTCCCGCCTGGGGCGATTCTGCGCAAATCTGGGTGCGTCAGTCTGATCCGCTACCGATTACCGTGGTGGGTATGACGCTCGAAGTCTCTATCGGCGGCTAGTGTGCACCTAACCTCGACGGTGCCGGCGATCATGGCGCGAACATGAGGGAGTCTTATGGCTGACGAATTTTCCTGGTACAAACCCTGGACCTACGGCAACTACACACCGACGCCAGAAACGACCAAGCAGATGGGAACGATGGGCACGATGCTCTCGTTCTTCGGCACGATCAACTCTGCGGTCGGTACTTATTACGCCAGCCAGGCACAATCCAGTGCTCTGGCACATCAGGCCGAAATGCAGATCATCAACTCGCGCATCATGGAGCGGGCGGCACAGTCGCGCATGCTCCAGGGCGAGAAAGAGATCGGTCGCCTGAGCTTGAAAGCGGGCAAACTCAAGTCCGCGCAAAAAGTCTCCCTGGCTGCTAACGGCGTGGTGCTTGGCAGCGGGAATGCTGCTGAGATCATCGCCTCGACCGATCTGCTCAAAGAGATCGACACCAATCAGATTTTCCAAAATGCGGTTCAGGATTCCTGGGCGATGCGCGCTCGCGCCACCAATGCCATGACGTCTGCGTTGACCAATCAGGCTGCGGCCAGCTCGATCAGCCCGTTTGGCTCAGCGACCGGCACGCTACTGAGCGGCGCGGGTGAGGTGGCCAAACAGTGGTACGCCCTGGACCGTGATCTGTACGCCCGGAGCTAAGTGATGCCAAAAGTCCCTGAATACGATGGCTTGTCCGTTGGCGCGACCCCGCTAACCCCGGTTGAGCTGGAGCCATTTAGAGCCAATGACGCTGCCGGTAGCGCGGGTACAGACTTAGGCGCTGGCATGCTGGCGGCAGGCACGGGCTTGAACAAAATGGCCCTGCGTCAGCAAAAACTGGATGAGACCCAGGTGCTCAATCAGGCGACCAATGAGTACCTGAAAAAAGAGCTGGAATTCAAGGAAACCAATCAGGGTAGACGGCTCGATAAAGCGTTGGGTATGACCCGCAGCTACGAGACCGAAAGTGCGCAATGGATCGATGAGCTGGGGGCAAAACTGCCGGCCAGTCTGCGCCAGAAATGGACGATTGAGCGGGCGAACGATGCGTTGCGCTCGATGTCGACCTACTCAGCTTATGAGGCTGGTCAGCGACATGAGTACCGCGTCAGCACCAGTCAAAACCTGATCGGCACGATCACCAGTAAAGCGGTGCTTTCCGATAACGGGGATGATTTTAATCACTGGCGCGACCAGCTCAAAAACGAAGTCTAC